CATTAGCGGTTGGGGAGACTTTAGCTGGTGCTTTTGAAAAGTACATAATAGTTGACCCTAAAGATATAATTGAGGAAATTTTAAATGATCGTTTGTTAGAAAATCATAGGTTAATCACTAATCAAGGCGTATTGGTGCAAGGTTTATTAAATAAAAAGGCTGATATTGGGTTAGCTGTTCAAGTTCCTGAATTTAACAAAAGTCGTCTTGAGGGGTTATTAAGCAGATTATTGACGGAAGATTTTGAAAAGTCGAAATGGTTGTTAAATGCGCCTATTGTTAACTTTAGTCAGAGTATTGTTGATGATATGATTCGAAAAAATGCTGAATTTCATCATAATGTTGGATTAGGTGCTAAAGTAACTAGAAAAGAGGGCGGTAATTGTTGTAAGTGGTGCAAGAATTTAGTTGGGGTATATGCTTACCCTGATGTACCTAAAGATGTTTATAGGAGACATTCAAATTGTAAGTGTACTGTTGAATACGTACCTAAAAAAGGTGTTAGGCAAGATGTACACACTAAAAAGTTTGATTATACTTTAAGTGATTTTAAATAATAAAATTTGACCTGTCGCAAGTCTTTAAACTAGGCAAGTGATTGGAGTGGAGGAGAACTTGTAATATGGTACGATATGGCAGTCAAACCCCCTCTCAATCGGTGGTTTTAGAATATAACGAAACTAAATATCAAGAAGCTGTTGATTTGTATCAGAAAACCAAATTAGAAGTTTATGATTGGCAAAAGTACCTTCTAAAAGACATAATGGCTGTTGATGAAGATGGTCTTTGGACTCATCAAAAGTTTGGGTATTCATTACCTCGAAGAAACGGTAAAACTGAAATAGTTTATATCTTGGAGCTTTGGGGTTTACATCAAGGTTTAAATATCCTTCATACAGCTCATAGAATAAGTACATCTCATTCATCTTTTGAAAAGGTCAAAAAGTACTTAGAAAAGATGGGTTATAAAGACGGAGAGGATTTCAACTCAATTAAGGCTAAAGGTCAAGAGCGTATTGAGCTTTATGCTACTGAAGGAGTTATCCAATTTCGTACAAGAACCAAAAATGGTGGATTAGGTGAGGGGTTCGATTTAATGGTTATTGATGAAGCTCAAGAGTATACTTTAGAGCAGGAGTCAGCCCTTAAATATACGGTAACTGACAGCCCTAACCCATTAACCATAATGTGTGGAACACCTCCGACACCAGTATCAGTTGGTACTGTTTTTACTAAGTTTCGAGATGCTTGTCTATTTGGTACTAGCAAATATTCAGGGTGGGCTGAGTGGTCTGTTGATTCAGAAAAGGAAATTGATGATGTTGAGGCTTGGTATTTGACGAACCCTTCATTAGGTTATCATTTAACAGAACGTAAAATTGAAGCCGAGCTTGGTGAGGATAAACTAGACCATAATGTACAAAGGCTTGGGTATTGGCCGACCTTCTCTCAAAAATCTGTAATAAGTGAAAAAGAATGGGATTCGTTAAAAATTGACGGAAAACCAAAATTCAAAGGAAAGTTATTCGTGGGTATTAAATTTGGGAATGACGGAGCTAATGTTAGTATGAGTATAGCTGTTAGAACTAAAGATGATCGGGTTTTTGTTGAGGTGATTGACTGCCAGAGTGTTAGAAATGGCTTTAGGTGGATTATAGATTTCTTGAAAAAAGCTGATATTAAGAAGATAGTGGTTGATGGTGCAAGTGGGCAAAAGGTACTTGAAGAGGAGTTAAAACATAACAAAATTAAAAAAGTTGTACTCCCAACAGTAAAAGAGATAGTAGTAGCTAACTCAACGTTTGAGCAAGGTATTTATCAAAAAACGTTGTGCCATAATAATCAACCTTCACTAAGAAAGGTTGCGACTAACTGTGAAAAGCGTAATATTGGTAGTAATGGTGGATTTGGCTATAAATCACAATTTGAGGATATGGATATTTCGTTATTAGATAGTGCCTTATTGGCGCATTGGGCTTGCAGTATTGCTAAGCCTAAGAAAAAAACTAGGGTTAGGTATTAACTAACAAAAAAAAATTACCGAACGGTCGGGGAAACCGGGAAAAGGAGATATAGAATATGTCAGAATTTAAAATTATTGAAACGCAAGAGCAATTGGATGAAATTATAAAAAATCGTATTGAGCGTGTGAAAGCTAAATATGCTGATTATGATTCATTAAGTGCTAAGGCTCAAGATTTAGAGACGGAGAAGTTAAAATTAACTGAGTTATTGGATAAACAGAAGGAAATCGAGGGTAATGATAAGAATAAGATAGCAGAACTTGAAAAGGGTATACAAGGTTGGGAAACTAAAGCTCTTAAACAGAAAGTAGCTATTAAATACAACTTACCTTTTGATTTAGCTGATAGATTAAAAGGTGACTCTGAGGAAAGTTTAACTGAGGATGCTGAACGTCTAGCGTCATTAATGGTTGTTAATCAACCAACGTATAAACAACCTCTTGCAGATGTAGAAAAACCCGTTAAAAGTGGTGTAAGTGCAGCTTGGCAAGATGTGGTTAACAATTTAAAATAAAAATTTTTTAAAAATAAGGAGAATTAAAAATTATGACAGAAAGTAAAGCAACAAAAAAAGGAACTTTGTTTAGTCCGGAATTAGTATTAGACATAATGAGTAAAGTTAAAGGTCATTCGACTTTAGCTAAATTATCAACACAGCAACCAATTCCATTCAGTGGAGCTGAGCAATTCGTATTTAACTTAGACGGTAATGCTCAAATAGTAGGTGAGGGTGAACAAAAACAAGCTGGTGTAGCTACTGTAACATCTAAAATTATTAAACCATTTAAGTTCGTATATCAAGCACGTATTACAGATGAATTTATGTATGCTTCTGATGAAAAGAAACTAAACTATTTACAATACTATGCTGAAGGATTTGCAAAACGAATTGCTGAGGCATTCGATATTGCGGCATTACATGGTTTAGAACCAAAATCATTAACTGATGGTACATTTAAAGATACAAACTCATTTGATGGGGTAGTAACTGGAAATGTAGTAACATTTGCAGCTGCTACAGTAGATGACAATTTAGATGCCGCTGTTCAAACAATTATCGCAGATGGTAAAGAGGTAACTGGTATTGCATTATCTCCATTAGCTGCTCAATCATTATCAAAAGTAAAAGATAAAAATGGTGTATCTTTATACCCTGAGTTCAAGATGGGTCAAAGACCTGAGAATTTCTTTGGTTTAGACTTAGATATTAACAAAACTTTAGCTGTTAAAAAAGCTGATGGTGGTAAAGCAGACCACGCTGTTGTTGGAGATTTCCAAAATGCATTCAAATGGGGTTATGCTGAAAATATCCCAATGGAAATTATCGAGTACGGTGACCCAGATGGTTCTGGTCGTGACCTTAAAGCGTATAACGAAATTTGCTTACGTGCTGAGGCTTACATTGGATGGAGCATTCTTGACGAGAAAGCATTTGCTCGTGTAGTTGAGGAATAATAGGAGTTAGATTATGAAGGTTTACATAAATAAGGAAACAGGTATTACTGTTGAAACCGAGAGTGAACTAAGTGGTGATTGGGAGCTTGTAGAAGCTCCTGAGAAACCTAAAAAACCTAAAAAGGTTGAGGTTGAAGAAGTAGAACCTGAGAAATAGGAGGTGTTTTAATGTCAGAATTAAAACCCTTTGCTACCGTTGATGATTTAAGTGTACTTTGGAGAGCTTTGGAAAGTGACGAAGAAGAACGTGCTGAGGAACTGTTAACTACAGTTTCTCACGTTCTACGTGTGGAAGCTAAGAAAGTCAAGAAAGACCTTGATTTAATGGTTCAAGCGGATGAAAGTTATGCTTACGTAGTTAAATCGGTATTGGTTGACATAGTAGCAAGGACATTAATGACTTCTACTAGGCAAGAGCCAATGACTCAATATTCAGAGTCAGCTCTTGGATATTCTGTATCAGGTTCTTTCTTAGTTCCTGGTGGGGGGTTATTCATAAAAGATAATGAGTTAAAACGTTTAGGGTTAAAAAGACAAAGATTTGGAGTTATTGATTTTTATGGGGTTAATTAAAGGGATTGATATTATATTAATTGATAAAATTCAAAACGGTGTAGATGATTTTGGTCATCCTATTTTTGTTGACAAAGAGAAAAGGGTTAAAGATGTGATTGTAGCGCCTGCGTCTACTGATGATATTACCAACAGCGTAAATTTGGTGGGTAAGAAAGCTGAATACATTCTAGGTATTCCTAAAGGGGATACTAACGAATGGGAAAATAAAGAGGTTATCTTTTTTGGAAAAAAATGGAGAACAATAGGATTTGCTCAACAAGGAATTGAGTCAATGATACCTCTAAAATGGCACAAGAAAGTGATGGTGGAACGTTATGCGTAACAAATTTATATTAAATCGTGCTGGTGTAGCGGAACTTATGAAAAGCCCAGAAATGACGGCTATTCTTGAGGCTAAGGCGAATAAAATCAAGAACAATGCTGGAAAAGGGTATGAAACAAGTACCGTTGTTGGTCGTAACCGAACTACAGTTAGAGTTCAAGCTATGACACGAGGGGCTGTACGAGATAATAACAAAAATAACACATTATTAAAGGCTTTAGGACAATGATAGAATTAACATTGAAAAAATTTTTAGATACAAAAGTAGAAATACCTGTGGTATTAGAACACCAACCAAACTTACCTAAACGATATATTTTAATTGAAAAAACCAGTAGTAAAAGAGATAACTTATTAAATTCGTCAATAATAGCAATTCAAAGTTACGCCGAAACATTATATGAGGCGGCAAAATTAAATGAGAAAATTAAAGAAATAATAGACCAATTGGTATATGTCGATGAAGTTTCAGGAGTTAGGTTAAATAGTGATTATAACTTTACCGATTCAGAAACTAAACAGTACAGATACCAAGCGGTATTCGATATAAAACATTATTAAATAAAAAGGAGATAGAAAATGGCAGATGTACAAAATGTAACAGCAGCAAAACCTAAGATAGGTGGTGCTATTTATTCAGCACCTCTTGGTACAGCATTACCAGAGGATGCAACAACAAAATTAAATGTAGCGTTCAAAGCGTTAGGGTACGTTTCAGAGGACGGTTTAACAAACGAAAACACGGCTGAAACAGAAAACTTAAAAGCTTGGGGTGGAGATATTGTTGATACTGTGCAAACAGAAAAATCAGATACATTTACTTACACATTAATTGAGTCATTAAACGTGGACGTACTAAAAGAAATTTATGGATCGGATAACGTTACAGGTGATGTAACAACAGGTATCACAATTAAAGCTAACGCTAAGGAATTAGAACAACATTGTGTTGTTATTGAAATGATTCTAAAAGGTGGTATTTTAAAACGTATCGTTATCCCTAATGGAAAAGTAACAGAAGTTGGGGAAATTACATATACAGACTCAGAAATGGTGGGATATGAAACAACATTAAATGCATTCCCGGATGCTGATGGAAATACTCACTATGAATACATTAAAAAAGGAACAGTATAATTAGGAGGTAGAATATGAAAGATTTGGTTGGAGTAACTAAGAGTGGGTTTGCTTACTCAATCCCAGTTAACAATTTAAACAACTATGAATTAGTTGAGGTTTTAGGGGAAATGGAGGAAAACCCATTAGTCTTACCAAAAGTTCTAAAATTACTTTTAGGTGAGGAGCAAACGAATAAGTTAAAAAATCATCTTAGAGAAAAAGATGGTACAATTAACACGGAAAAAATCACAAAAGAATTACAAGATATATTTGAGGCTCAAGCTAGGTTAAAAAACTAGTAGTCCTCGCTGGTATGTTGAAGCTTGATGAAGAGGCTGTAATTTGTGATTTAGCTGAGACATACGGAATTTACGATTATAGAAATATGCCACCATTACAGGTGGCTATTTTTTGTGGTGGCTTGCGAGATAATGCAAGAATTATGTTAAAAATGTCAGGTCAAAAAGTCAAGTTGGATTCAATGTTGTTAGCATCCATTGTTGATAGATTAGGTATTTTGATTTGGTCTAAGACGAAAGACGGTTCTAAAGGTCGTAATAAACCTAAGTCGATTCTTGAAAGTATCAATAAACCACCTAAGGTAAATGAAGGTGTAGCTTTTGAAACTAGCGAGGAGTTTGAGATTATGAAAGATAAAATATTGAAGGAAGGAGGGTAATATATGGCTACTAATTTAGGTAAAGCATATATACAGATATTACCTTCTGCGAAAGGTATATCTGAAAAGATTACAAAAGAGATGCAAGGTGATATTGTTCCAGCCGGTAAGAATGTTGGGAATAGTTTAATGTCTTCTATAAAAGGTGCTATAGTAGCTGCTGGTATAGGAACATTAATAAAAGACTCCATCCTTGAGGGTGGTAAGTTACAGCAGTCTTTAGGTGGAGTTGAGACCTTGTTTAAAAACAATGCTGATGCGGTAAAACAGTATGCGAACGAGGCATATAAGACAACAGGTTTGTCTGCCAATGCTTATATGGAGAACGTAACAGGTTTTAGTGCTAGTTTAATTAGTTCTTTAGGTGGTGATACTGCGAAAGCAGCTAAGGTTGCGAATATGGCAATGGTGGATATGGCTGATAACTCTAACAAGATGGGTACATCTATGGAGTCAATTCAGAATGCCTATCAAGGTTTTGCTAAAAAGAACTATACGATGTTGGATAATTTGAAACTCGGTAGAAAAACCATAGCCGAGTATAAACCTAGTGAATACGGTGAAACTCTAAGTTGGGTGGCTTAGACAATACCGTGCCAAGCCTAGAAATTGGAAGGTGTAACGACTATCGAAACAGAGAAACAAGGGTTTTTCAATGGATTAGAGTAGACTCAAGTGAGTCGAAGCGCTAGGGTACATTTAGATGTGCAAGATATAGTCTAATCTTTAAGGTGACTTAAAGCAGCCTTTAAGGCGGTTACAATTTAACGAATTGTAACGAATGGGTACTGTATGGTGGTACAAAACAAGAAATGGAGCGACTGTTAGCAGACGCTCAAAAATTAACAGGTGTCAAATACGACATTAATAATTTAAGTGATGTATACGAGGCAATTCACGTAATTCAAGGTGAGTTAGGAATAACAGGAACAACAGCAAAAGAGGCAGCAACAACCTTACAAGGTTCGTTTGCGTCTATGAAAGCTGCTTTTACTAATTTGTTAGGTAAATTAGCATTAGGTGAGGACATCCAACCCTCATTAGAGCAATTAGGACAAACTGTATCAACTTTCTTAGTTGGTAACTTACTACCTATGATTGGTAACTTGTTAAAAGGTGTTCCTGCATTGGTCTTTGGGGCATTAGGTGGAATAGCTGATCAGCTAGAGGGTATCTTAGGAAAAGAAACTGTTGGGAAGATAAAAACAATGTTGAACAGTATTCGAGGTGCTTTCGAGGGTGTAATTGGCTTTTTAACGGGTAGTCTATCTAAAGAAGGTGCTGTAGACTTAATGAAGTCTTTTGGTATTGATGAAGGTACTGCAACTAACATAATCACTGCTTTTGAAAATATAAAGAACACATTGAGTACTGTTTATGAAACTTTGAAGAATATAGCAAGTGGTGTTTTAAATTTTATTCAAGATTTACTTGGTGTAAATGATACTGCAGGGGTTGTGGAACGTTTAAGTGCTGCATTTGCGACATTCTCGGGCTGGGTTAAAACAGGGGCTGATATTGTGAAAGGTTTGACTAATTATTTCAGAGAAAATGAAACAGCAGCTGGTATTTTGAAAGTTGTTTTATCAGCTTTGGCGGGTTTGTTTTTATCTTTTAAAGCTGCAAGCGGAGTTACTAGTTTGATTACTAAACTGCAAGGTCTAGCACCTGTATTAACTGGTGTAAAGACAGCCTTAGGATTTTTATCAACTGCATTTACTGCAGTTAAGACTGCTTTTGCGGGGTTCAGTGCTATGTTAGCTGCAAACCCAATTGTATTGTTAGTAGCAGCAATCGCTGCTGTCGTTGCTGGGTTGATTTACTTTTTTACTCAGACTGAAACGGGTAAACAGATATGGTCATCTTTTGTTGAGTTTTTAACAAACCTTTGGAACGGTGTTAAAGAGTTCTTTAGCGGGTTATGGGAAGGTATAAAAACTACAATTGAAACTGTATGGAACGGTATCAAGGAGTTCTTTAGTGGTTTATGGTTAGGTATAAAAACAACAGTCGAAACTGTTTGGAATGGAATTAAATTATTCTTTAGTACCTTATGGGAAGGAATAAAAACAACAGTCGAAACAGTCTGGAATGGAATAAAAGAGTTTTTCAGCACCCTTTGGGAAGGAATAAAAACAACTGTTGAAACGGTATGGAGCGGTATAAAAGAGTTCTTTAGCACCCTTTGGGAAGGAATAAAAACTACAGTTGAGACTGTTTGGAACGGTATAAAAGAGTTCTTTAGTACCCTTTGGGAAGGAATTAAGACAACAGTTGAAACGGTGTGGAACAGCGTAAAAGAGTTCTTTAGCACAACTTGGGATAGTATTAAATCAACTGTAGAAACAGTATGGAACAGCGTAAAAGAGTTTTTCTCAACTACATTCAATAGTATTGTAGAAACAGCAACTAACATTTTCAACGATTTTAGTGCATTCTTATCTAGGCTTTGGGAGTCGATAAAAGAGGCTGTTAGAAGTGGCTGGGAGCGCATAAAAGAAACGGTAAGTGATTTAATAAAAGGTATCGTTGAAGGTGCCGAAAGAGCTTGGGAAGATTTAAAAGAAGGCGTTAATAAAGCTGTGGAAAGAGTAAAAGAGTTCTTTTTTGGCTTAAAAGATATTAACCTTTGGGATGCTGGATGGGAAATCATTACTGGCTTTTTAAATGGTTTAAAACGAGCTTACGACAATGTAAAAGAGTTCATTGGTGGTATTGCTACTTGGATACGAGACCATAAAGGGCCGATTGAGTACGACCGTAAACTGTTAATACCAGCTGGTAATGCTATTATGGAGAGTCTTGATAAAGGGCTGAACGATAAATTCAAAGTAGTAAAAAATACAATCAGTGGTATGGCTGATGAAATCAATAAAGAGTTTACTCAAGAGATGACTGACATTGAGCTTGGTAGTATAGTATCGAGAGATTTAAGTATGGATGCCTTTGGTATGGCTGATTTTTCAATGGAAGATAAAAATAGTGAAGTTATTAACGCATTGAATGTAGTACAAGGTTTATTAGAGAAAATCTCCAACAAAGATAATAATACTTACCTTGATGGTGAGGTCTTAGCTAAGAACTCATATGATAGACAAATGACTTTTGTAAGAAGGGAGGGTATCTAAAATGTTAAAAATAAATGGAATTGAATTTAATTCAGATGACTATCTATTAACTGATATGGGCGATATCCAAACTGCTAAAAAGAAGGTTGTTGAAACAGTTGATATATATGGTGCAAATGGTAGCTATGTCGTTCATGATGAGGGTTATGAAAGTTCTGAAAGAGAGCTTAAAATTTCAGTTAAAGAGTTTGAAAAAATTTCGAAGTTGAGGTCAGCATTTAATGATTTTGACAATATTTTGGAGTTTGATTATATATCAAACTCTAAATATATTGCTGATTTCGTTGAAATGAAGTATGCGAGACAAGGCAAATCTAGGTGGTTAATTACTATTAAATTAATGTTCGACCCATTTAGATATGCTTTAGATTCAGGTGTGGTAACTTTAGGTGCTAATGGAAGTATTGAAAACATAGGTGATGTATTTTCAGAACCGATTATTGAAATTGAAGGTACTGGAGATGTAACACTAACGATAGGCGACCAAGTAATGGTTCTTAATATAACTGGTAATAAGGTCAAAATTGACTGTAGACATAAAAAGCAAAATATTTATGATAGTAATGGATATCCTAAGAACTCTTGGAGGGTACGAGGTGGTTTCTTCGAAATTCAACCTGGTACTCAAGGTGTTCGAACAATAGGAAGTGTGTCAAAAGTTAAGATTCAAGGAAATTGGAGGTGGCGTGTGTGATTTATCTAAAGGAGGGGTTGACCCCTCTTAATTCAGTATATGGCGATGAAATAGTACATGAGGGTAATAGTACTTATCAATTAAGTTTTAAGTTTCCTGTGAAAGACCCTTTATGGCATTCATTAAAGGAAGAAACGCTATTAGTCGCTGATGATTTACATGGAGAGCAAGAATTTGTGATATTTGAAGTTGAAAGGCAACACACATATATTACTGTTCATGCAAACCAAGTAGCTACATTATTGAATAATTATGCGATAACTGAAATAAGTGTTAAAAACGCTAATGGGACAAGAGTTATGGAGCAATTAGCAAGGTCAATTATTCGACCTCACGATTTCATATTTTCGGCCGATATTTCTTCATTGCATACTTTCAACATTAAAAATGTAACTGCTGCAGAGGCTCTGTTTAAGGATTCACATTCGATAATGGGTCAATGGGGTGGTGATTTAATTCGTGATAAATATCGAATTAAATTACAAAGCAATGGTGGTACCGAAAAAGAGGCTCTTTTCATGTATAAAAAGAATTTGAAGGGGTATCAACAAAAGAAATCGATTAAAGACTTAAGAACTCGAATTCACTTTACTAAGACAATTCCAGCTGAGGCTGAAGGTGGCGAAGAAAGGGTAATAAAAGCAACAGTTGACAGCCCTTTAATTGACAAATATAAATACATATATGAGGACAACTTAGAAGTAAATGATCAGGATGTAGTAGATTTACAAGGTCTAGTAAAATACGGTCAACAGTACTTTAAAAATACGTTATGTGATTTAATCGAAGATAATATTGAAATAGAGGTTATTGGAAAACCTGATGTACCAGTTAAAATATTCGATACAGTAACGGTATTCCATGAACGCTTTGGATTAGATGTTAAGAAAAAAATCACAAAATATACGTATTCTCCGATGCGTAAAAAATTAAAAACTATAGGATTTGGTGCTATACAACCTAGCTTTGGTACAGCTGTGGCTAATATGGTTAGGGATGCTGTCAATGAAAAAATTGAAACATCTGTAGATGCCTTTAAAATTCAAAAGAATTTAGCGGGTATTTTGAAGAAAGACAAAGCTGACTTAGAGACTAAGATGAAAGACTTAGAGGAAGCGTCTAAAGCCAATTTAGAAGTCAAAAAAGCGTTCTTTGATAAAGATAGTGCTGTACCTGCGGAGGTACGTTCAAAGATATTTGCAGCAGTTGAAGCGGATATTGGTAAGTTGAAAACTATCATTACAGAGGCTGAAATGATTGAAGCGATTCAAGCTCGCTTGAATTTTGCAAAAATCAAAAATGCGGTAATAGATAAGGCATTTATCAACGAAATAGTGTCGAATGAGACATTTCGACAAGAATTTGAGGCTGGAGAAGTAACAACTCAAAATATCTTTGCGAAAATGAAAGATGCTATTCACAGTAGTATTCGAAAAGACTTTGTAACAGCTGAGGGCGTTAAGGCTATCGTGAATGACTTAAAGATAGATGCCGATGGTATTAGAAAAGTCAGTCAAGAGGTTGCTACAAAGGTTTTTGAGAATAAAAAAGAGGAATTAAGGGGTGTAAGCTCATATATGCATGTAGCATATGCTAACAACCCACAAGGTGTTGGTTTCAGTACAGAAAATTCACAAGGTATGTCTTACATTGGAATACATATAAGCGATAGTCCAGCTGTTCCCATGACTAAAGAGGGTTATAAATGGATAAAAATTCAAGGTGATGCTGGGGTAAGTAACTATATGCATGTTGCTTATGCAGATAGTGAAGATGGTTCAGTTAGATTTAGTACTGGAGATAGTGCAGACCGTGAATACATTGGTACTTACACAAGTGCTGACCCACTTCCAAGTCAAAACCCACGTGATTATAGGTGGTTAAAGGTTAAAGGTGATGATGGTGTTAACACTTATGTTCACATAGCTTATTCAAATAACCCGGATGGTCACGATATGAATTTTGAGCCTAACTCAAAATATATGGGTATTTATACGGGAGAAAGTCAAATAGCTCCAGCAGACCCAAGTGAATATGTATGGAGTCAGATTAAAGGTGCTGATGGTGCTAGAGGTGATAATGGTCGAGATGGTCGTGATGGTAAATCAGCTCCGAATTTCAACTTATTATTAAAAACTGAAATACCAGATTCGAGTGCTTACACATTGAATGGTGCTAGTCCTAAGATTATAACTAATGATTATAACGGTCGTAATTCACTAGAAATTAACAATAATGGGTTACGAGGTAATGCTTGGAAAGGTATTTCCTTTAACAGCTCTAAAAGAGAGTTTAAAAAAGGTGATAAGATAGTAATTCGACTACCTATTTATATTTATGATGATGTAACAGTCGATGCTGGTATGCATTTGGCTCTTAAATCGCATGTTGGTAATAGACAAATGGCTGGATTTAACTTAGATAGCGGAACACCAAGAAATCAATGGGTTGTTAAAGAATTTACGCATATTGTACAAAATGATTTCACCTCAGCTGGTGATAACTTATTCTACATATTCACAACAAAAAACGGTCATTTCAAAGTTGCAGAACCTTACATGGCTTTAGGTGATACTGTACCTAGTGAATGGATGCCACACGTAAGTGAATTAAAGGCTCATTCATTGACTGCTAATGCTCGAATTGAGGGTACTTACGAGGCTAGTACTGTTAAAGGTCTAAAATTCATAGTTGATGTATTTTATGACGGTAAGCGTTTGGATAGGGGGTTCATTCTTGAGGGTACAATTTCAAGTGGTGGTTTAATTGGGTCTGGTTCTAGGGTTCTTACATACAATACTTTAGGGGAGGTTACTAACGTTTTTGTTCCCGAGGGGCGTAAAACGGATGGGACACCAATAACGGCTAATTTTTTCGTTACGTACCAAGGATTGAATACAACGTGTTTTGCTAGATTAGATAACTTGCCAGATACTGAATTGATAAAAGAAGTTGTTAAAAAATACAGCACTTTCGAACATACTTTGGAAAAATTCAAATCAGAAGTTGGAGAGAAGGTTGAAAAGCAATATCGATTAGCGGTAAGACGTAAAAACTTACTGAAAGATAAGTCAAAAAACGGGTCAGATTTAAGATTTAATTCAGATAATGGTAATTTTGAGGAAGGAAAAACATACACATTAATTGCTGATATTCGAGGTTTTCAACCTGACAAACAAGGTCGAATTTATACAAGTAAAGAGAGTTTAACGCAACCTTTGAGTTTTGGAACTAACTTTTTCGTTTTCAAATCATCATCTACTAGGAGTGATGTAAATATAGACCTTTTAGGTGATAATACAAAATTGACGAATGTTGAGGTTTGGGAAGGTGATTTTAGAGAGAGTATTGACAAAGATGTGTTCGATGTGATTGCTGGTGGTAGTGGTAAGATATTAACGTTAAAAACGACTAAAAAAGCAAGTGTTGGGCAGTACTATAAAGTAGTTTTCGATACTAATCGAGATATTAAAGGTGCAATTGCCTTACCTGTTGAGGATTACGTACTGCAAGCAAATACTGAGGGTAATATACCAGATGGTATTTACACTAAATTGAAAACTAACGATAATGTCCTATATTACAGAACGGATGGTACAAACGTTAGTGGTTGCGATGTAATCAACCTTGAGTTTACTGAAAATGTTACAAGATTTGACCTTACTAAAATTAGGGTCTATGAAATTAACATTGGATTAACTTATGGTAGTAACAACGAAACGTTAGACTTAACATCATTAATCAACCAGTCAAAAGACGAAATACAATTAAAAGTGGCTGAAACGTTATCTGATAAGTACATGACAAAAGAGCAAGTCAGCAGTGAAATTAAACTTTTGAAAAACAAAGTAGAAACAGCTGTTACTGATGGTAACTTTGGTACTAAATTAACACAAAATGCTAATTCAATAAGATTGGCTTGGAATAATATTTCTAAATATTTACAGTTTGAAGATAGTGGGTTAAATTTTTATGATGGTGCAATTAAAAAAGACAAGTTACGTAGTAGATTGGATGAAGATGGTTTCTTCTTTTGGCGAGATGGGTATTATTTAGGAAGTGTATTGACAACTGCTTATAATAAAGATGCTACGAAAAAAGGTCTAAACTTTAACTTGGAGAATGATGGTTCATTTATGGGGTGGGCATATCGAGATAACCCTAAAGATACGAATCCGGTTTGGAAATGGGTTTATGCATCTAAGGCTTTTGGTGATTTTGACAGAAATACACTTAACGCTGGTTGTGATATTAATATGAACAACTATCATTTAAGAAATGTTAGTCTTGAGTTAAGAGATTTAAACATTAAAGAAGGGAAAGACATTGTAATTAGGTGTGCGTTACCTGTAAGTATAGGTGATGATGGTACGGTACAAAGGTGGTATCCTGATTGTTACTTAAACTTTAGAGAGGGTATTTTACAGAGTGTTCGAATAGAGTAATATAGGAGGTTAAACAAATGGAAAGTAAAATAGCAACAGCGCAGGCTGAAATTATTAAATTTATTGAAATAACTGCAAGGGAGTATCAACTCCCACCATTTGTGGTGGTTGGTATCTTGTCAGGCTTGACAAGTGATTGGAGAGCTAAGGAGTTAGTTCAAGTAGTTGATTCATATAATGGGGTAATTCAACAATTAAATGAACAACTGAAAAAAGGAGATGATGAAGATGTACACGATAAACTTTAAAGATAAGATTTTTGAAGAAAATGGGGTTGTAAAACAAACAAGGGTACAAATTCAGGATGGAATGACTACAATTACCAGGGTCTTAAAAGGTGATTTAAGTGCTGTAGAAGATGAATTACTTGTGACTAAGGTACTTGAGCAATTCTATCAAGAAACTTTCCCAAATCGAGCTGAAAATGAGCGATTTGAGAAGTTGGATGAAAAATTGAAGTTAGTAGATGAAAAATTAGCTAAACTTGATGAAGTCAAGAAAGAACTTGACATTACTCAAGGGTCTTTAATGGACTTAATTACACAAATGAGTGGTTCAATTCAAACGGGGGGTGATTCGCATGAAAGCGATGAAACAACTGAAATCAACGATAAAGGAGGTGAGCGTAATGATGGCAATGCTATTCGCAATTAATATAGCTAAAGGTCGCCGTACTTTTAAACAAGTTCCTAAGTTTCTAAAAGAAAAAGTTAGAGAATGTTTAATCGATATGGAGTTAGAACATTTAGCGGTTGAATAATTAAAGAGAGCGATTAAATCGCTCTCTTTTTATATAAATAAATAGAAAGAGGAGGGTGTAAATGCACATTACATTAGATGAATTTATAACAAGATATTACGAATTATTAGGAGATGTATATATCCATGTGTTTGCTGCGGTAATTCTGTTAGATATACTAACAGGTTTAGGTAAGGCATGGGTTACTAAATCTTTAAATTCGACAATTGGAAGAAGGGGTGTGTTGGAACACCTGTTAGTAATGGTGTTGGGTATTTCGTTGTACCCTTACCTGAATTTAATTGGTTTTGACGAAATAGCAAAAGGTTTTGTTATTTTCTTTGTGGCGAGTTACGGGATATCTGTAGTTGAAAACTTAGCTGAAATAGGAGTGCCAATTCCTAAATGGGTTAGAACACGATTAGAAAAAATTCGAGATGCTTTTGATGATGATGTTAGTAATGGTGGTGGTAAGTAATGAAAAAACTTATTAAATTATCTTTTAAAAATACATCTTCTATTAGAGAGATTGAGGATTCATATAGTGAGGTTTATTCTCACGACAGAAATAACGGTAATTTTGAGTTTAAGGTCGAAGATGAGTTATTGACGGATGAAAGGGTTATTGCATTATTTAAGTTTTTGAAAAGTAAGAAAGTTTGGAAAACTGAAGGACTTATTGAAGAAGGTGTTATCAAAGTAAAATTTGATAATACCTTAATAACAAGAGATGAGCCAGTTGTTTGTTATTTGTATTTAGATGGATCGGAAGTTGATTCTGATGTGTTCAAATTTAAGTTTGATGTAAAACTTTCAGAAATAGATAAAGTGAAAGATTTGCCTGAAAAAGAACGATACTTCAAAAACTCAATAGTAGTGGATCGGGTTGATGTGTTGACGAGAGATGTGTTAGATGAAGAAGTTGCGACACTTAAGAAGTCATTTATAGTTAGGGATGATTTGACAGGTTTGGTTAACCAAGAGGCTTTAACTAAAGCCAAGACAGATGTGTTGAACGAGGTTAACGAATTAGGATTTATTAAGGAACACCAAGACCTAACCGGTTATGCAAAATCGACTGAAATACCAGACGTAACTGGTTTTGTTAAAGATACTGCTTTAGAAACATTAAAAACTGAAATCTTGAAAGAGGTGGATGATGAAGGGTTCTTAAAACAACATCAAAGTTTAGAAGGATTACTAACTAAAGATGCGTTAGATAAGAAACTTGAGGAGGTGGTATCGCAGATACCACAACCTAACTTAACTGATTATGTTACAACAACTGCTTTAAATGAGAAACTGAAAGATGTGGTATCGAAATTGCCACAACCTGATTTAAGTGGGTATGTGAGAGAACAAACTTTCAACGATTTTAAAGCAACGTTAAATACTAGTGGAAGTGAGTTAAGGGGTAATGGAATACCTTACGGTAAAGCAGCTAAAATTGGTACTATCTATATCGATGAAGATGTAACAAATGGTGCTATGAGATGGCTAAAGACTAAGGATTCGTGGAAAGTAATTGATGGCGATACTGGTTGGGTTGATGTTCCTGTTAAGAATGTTCAACCTAACACAAAAATGCAATTAAGACGAATTAACAATTTAGTACACGTAAGATTTTTTAATGAGTTAGCTGAAGGTTTAGCAAAATTCGCTGATTTGTATAATACAGACCCAACTACACATTACCTTACAATTTTTAAAGGTTTAGCGTCGTTTGGGTGGCGACCGACAACACCGTATGTACAAGTGATTTTTTCGGAAGTAAGTCAAGGTGGTACCGATTATGCTTACAACACCTCTCATTCTCCACAACCTTATTTGAGAATGGGGGTTGTTGGAACCGATTTAAATGTTGATATGCAACTTGACGAATTTTCTGTAACAAATAACAATTTCGGAGTTTACATCAATTCATTTAGTTATTTAACTGATGATGATTGGCCGCCTAGCTTAAATGTTATTTAGAAGGGAGGTGACTTTAGATGATAAATTGGAAAGTGAGATTTCGTAATAAAAGATTCATATTAGCCTTAGCTAGTGCTTTACTGTTGGTTGTTCAAGTAGTTGCTAAAGTGTTCGGTATTCAACTAAATATCAATGCTTTAAACGAAAATTCAGTTGAACTAATAAACGCAGTTTGTGGGGTGTTGACAATATTAGGTGTTGTAACTGACCCAACAACTGAAGGGTTAGGAGATAGTGAACGTGCTTTAGGGTATGAACGTCCTGTGGGAGGTAAATAAACGATATTCACTATCAATTAAGTTTGATAGTCGAAAAAACTTTTTTATAAAAATTTTCAAACCTTGAAACAGTTGTTATATAAGGCTTTCAAGCACTTAAATTTTGTTAAAAATGAAATTTTAGTGAGAGTTATGTTTAGAGGGTGTAAAAACCCTCTGAACGTTGTTAAATCGCACTTCTTAAAATCAACCATTTTTTAGACATTTTAAAACAACGTTGTTATATCAACGTTTCAAAACAAAAATCAAAGGTTTTAATGGAGTGTGAGTTTGGATTATGTATAAATAACAAAGATATTTAAAACTTAGGAGGAAACAAGATTATGGTAAGAACAGTAGATATAGTTAATGAAGCGAAGCGTATTGCTAATTTAGGGGTTGGAGTAGACCAAGATGGAGCTTATGGAACACAATGTGTAGATATGCCGAACTACTTATCAGTATTATTTTTCGGTAAGGTATTATGGGGGAATGCGATTGACCTATTAAATAGTGCAGCTAGTTTAGGTTATACTGTTGAGTATAATGAGGTGGGTAATGTAAATAGTCGACCAAGAGCTGGGGCAGTATTCGTTCAAGATACAACATATATTGCGGGTCATAGTTATGGTCATACAGGTGTAGTTTACGAAGATTCAGATGGGTACACATTAAAAACTATCGAGCAAAACGTGGATGGTAATTGGGACGCATTATATGTAGGAGGACCCGCTAGATATGTTAACCGCGACTTTAATGGGATTGTTGGTTGGTTCTACTTCCCAGTAGACGATACAGCAGCTAGTAACCCAGTAACGACTGACTTATTCGAGTTAGATAAGCCAAGGGTATTCACAGTTGGTGTTGATGTACTGAATGTAAGGTCAGCTCCGTCAACAGATGCTGAGGTAGTAGCAACTTATGAAAACGGAGAGGAGTTCAACTACACACACTATTGCTACGCTGATGGGTATGAGTGGATATCTTACGTAAGTCATAGTGGAGCAAGACGTTACGTAGCAAGCATGGAATTAGAAAGCGGAACTGATTACGGTACTTGGAGATTTTACTAAAATATAAATATTGATGTTTAAAAATTTTTAAACCTTTGATACAAGCCCCTTAGGTAACACTAAGGGGCTTTTTTTAGTGTGAGTTATGTTTGAGGTCAACAAAACCTCAAGAAAAGGCTTGGTACTATAAGGTTTCTGGTGTATGAGCAAAATGTAATAAAATGCAATAAAGCCTTGGTATTAGTGTATTTATGAAGTTTATAAGCAAGTGTGAGTTTGAAAATGAGTATAATAGAAGGTAAGATGAAGGTAAATAACACAGAAATTACAGGCGGGGTAGG